CCATTGTCGAGTCTTCCTTCTGTTGCTGGTATCTATATATACACCCCAAAATTCGGGATAGTAAACATAGTTTTTAAATAAAGTTTAGTGGATGTCTGCGTAGGTCTTACCAAACTGTGCGTCAACCCCAAGAGGCACATTTAGCTTTAGTTTCTCGTTCAGTTTCTCAATAGCTCCCTCCATTGTTGCCTTCGTTCT